GATGACGTCCCATTTCCAGGTGTCATGAGCCGGAAACACCGCGACGGTCTGCTTGTTCGCCGCCATGCGGATTTCGACGCACTCCATGTCCTTGAACATCGGGCGCCCGTTCTCTTTGGACGCCTTCTTGTCGGGAGTCGTGTGAACGAAAAAACGCGGAACGATCAAATCCTGATTGGCCATGTGGCCGGTCCTTTCTGAGAGGGTGCGGAAGAAAAAGGCGGGCTCGAAGGCCCGCCTCAGTTGGGAGGATGCTTAGGAGACCTTGTAGAGCAGGCCGTCAGAGACCGCCGGACGCGATAGTTCGACTTCGGCAAGGCCAGCGGCGGGAGTGCCGATGGCAGATGCGCCCTTCATGCCGGCGATGTAGTCGCCAGCCACGAGGGCATCGTCGATGCTGCCCGCGGTCGAAGTCAGGTAACAATTGGCATTGTCGGCGAAGCCGGTCAGCACCTTGGCAACGCCCTTGCCCTGGATCTGATACCAGCCCTTCGTGGAAGCGACCGTAGCCGCCATGGCGACTGCGACAGGGCCGATGGCAGCCGCCACCGCAAGTGTGGTCGAGAAGTCATCCGCGTTGTAGACGACGACGGAGCCAACTGCGGTATTTGCCGCGCCAGCCAGATAGATGAACTCGCCGGCCCCGTAGGTAGGATCGACGGCCGTGATGATGGTGCCGAGCGGCACGACATCGTTGTAATCGCCGTCGGTAACGACGGCGCCAATGGCAGGGAAGCCCTGCCCCGTGGAGATGGGACGAAAGGTCATGTTGATGATCCTGGATGAGAGAAAGGATGGACGATGAAAGGGGCAAGACCAGCCCGCCCCTATGGTTCATCAGGAGCCGGTGTTGCTGTCGTAGAAGCGCCAGTTGAACAGCGGGTTGGCCATGGTCAGATTGCCCATGAACCCGATATACTGGACGATGGCGTCTTGATTTATGGGCTTGAGCCCGTCACCCTCGAACAGCTTGGAGAAGTTACGCTGCGGGTTGTAGCGAATGCGCAGCGAATCCGTCTCCAGGCCGTAAGTGGTGTTGGCCGGCATGTTCGAACCGAGCCCGCCTTCCAGCACGATCTCAGCCGTGCGGCCGGCGCCATAGTATTTCAGCGACGTAAAGCCGAGCTTGCCAAGGCTGTTCTCGTCGTTCACGCGCTGGATGGCGACAGTGGCAGCGTCATAGGCCGCATAGTGCTCCTGCGACATGACCATCAGGTCCGCACCACGACGGGCGCGGGCGCGCTGGGTCATGATGAGGTTGAGCATGGGGCGAATGGTGGTGGACGTCACCTGCGTACCGATGCCTGAGAAGTCGCTGTTCGCGTCGAACACCGACGTGCGCCAAATCGCGTTGTCAGCGCGCGAAATGCCGCCATAAGTGCCGGAGTCGACCACGACGGGAACGGCCAAAGCGAGGCCCTCGAACTGCTTGCCGCCATCGGCAGTGCCGTCTCCGTGGACTGCTTCGCCCATCAGATCGACCATCGAGCGCTCAGCCGCGCCGATGTAGGATTCCATCACGTCCATCACCTGGTTGGTGCCGGCGTTGTTCAGGATTTCCTCGAGCGAGAGGCTGACGGGAACGGCCGCCATCTTCGGAGTGAAGTAGGCATCGTTGAACAGCTCGACGGGGGCGGCGTTCAGGAAGTCATATCCCGAATACCACTGGCCATCGGGCTTTGCGATCTGCAGGGTTTCGCGGATGCGCGGGCCCGAATATTCCTTCCAGAGGCCCTTGCGCTTCATGACCGCGTAGAGAGCGTTGGAATCGGACACCAGGTCCTGATAGCCGCTGGCACGATCTTCCAGCGCCATCGACAGAACCTGCTGGTAATGCGCAACAGGGTTGAACGACATTGATTTGATCCTTGAGGGTTAGGACGCCTGCGCCATCGCGCGTTCAAGGGCGCCCCGGATTGATGGGGACGGCGTTTTCTTCGCGGCCGGGGATGAGCCGGGCGAAGGTGAGCCGGAAATGGACTTCGAGCCTTTGGTATGAGCATCGGCGGCGATTGCCGGGATGACCGGCGTTTCAACGGGAGCCTTTGATGGCGCGGGGTTGAGCCGTTCCGCCAGTTCATAGGCTTTGGGTAGATCGCCCGGGCATCGCGTCTGGAGAAAGAATGCGATGTCGTCGGCGAGTTCGTCGAACCGGGAATGAGCCGGATCGGATGCGAATTTCGTAACCTCGGCGTGGGTCGCGTCTTGGCGCTGCGTCTCAAAGGTCTGCGTGACGTTGCCCACCTGCTGCTGCAACTGGTTGATCTGGGTCCGCAGCTCGCGGATCACGTTGTCCTGCTGGCTCTGCACCTGATCCGGCGTCTGGTTCAGGATCTGCGCGGCCCATTCGCGCGGATTGAGGCCGGCAGCCTGAAACACGTCATTCAGCGCGGCATTCTTCTGCGTCTGGTCGGACGATTTGAGCGCGCGCTCCAGGCTGATGTACTGGTTCAGCGCCTTGTCGATCGTGGTGTTGTGCTGCTGCGCCAATTGCATATACGGCTTCAGCGGCTCAATGGTTTCGCGGTACTGGTTGAGGCCGGTCTCGAGCTCCTTCACCGCGCGGTGAATCTCTGCCCTCACCGGCTCCGGCGCACTCTGCCAAGATGCCTTGGCATCGTCAGAGAACCGCTTGGGGGCCTCGTGGAATGCTGTCGGCTTGGCCGGCTGTTCTGCGACGGGCGCGGCCTTTGACTCAACCGGCGCGGGCGGCTGCGAATCCTGCGTGGCTTTTGCTGCGAACTTGCCGGCCTCGTCGCGCGCTTTCGGCTCTGGTTTGACCTCGGCCTTTGCCGCCGGCTTCGCCTCGATCGGCTTGGTGTCCTTCGGCGCTTCCTTCAGCTTGGCGTCAGCCTTGGCGATCGCCTCCTTGACCGTAGCCGACGGCTTGACCTCGACAGGTTCGGGTGCCTTTTCAGGTCCACTCGATTCCACCGGGTTCGGCGGCGTTACCGGCGCTTCGATGGTAGCAGCAGGCGCAGAAACGGGCTCGGGCGCGGCGGGTGCCGCTCCGGGTGCATCGGTCATAGGATTATCCTTCTGAGGGACGTGCGGTTAGTGTTGTGTTGGCCTCACGCCAGAGGCGTGCTGTGCAAAGGCTTTCTCGACCGATTGCCGGATCGCCTTGCGATTTGGTTGCGGCTTGGGCTTTGGCTTCAAACGCGACGGATCATTGCCAACCTCGACAACGCCCGCCGCGCGATAGCTGGCGCGAAGAACGGCTTTCGACGTGTAGAACCGGCCGTCAACCATGGACTGCACCGGCTCCATCGTATCGCTGATGAGCATCGGCGCCGGGAGGCTGGAGCGCTGCGGCTCGGGCCGGACGTCGAGCGAGCCGCCCTTCTCGACCAATCGACCGTTGCGATAGACCCATGTTCCGCGCATGTTATTAACTCACCGATGATTCAATAGGCCGGCTTGATACAGCTGCTGAAGCTGGCCGGGATTCAAAGGCGTCGTGTACATGCGCAAATCGTCGAGATATCCGGTCAACACGTCGTCTCCGATCGTGTTATCGATTGCGACCTTGCCGGCGTCTCCTACGATATAGCCAAAAGTTGAGCCCGTTCCGTTGGTCGATCCAATAGCGGCCGATTCACCGTTGATGTCGATCTCGATGGCGCCGGTCGACATCGCAAAGAAAGCGACGTGAACAAAGGTCCATTCATTGAGCGGGATCGGATCTGCCGAGAAGGCGACAACCCGGTTAGTCGTGCCGCTACCAGCGCCCGTATTGGCCTGGGCAAGGATCAATCCGGTGTCACTGAGCTCGATCAGGATGCCGCCAGAGAAGGTCGCATGAACATCGTTGCCGAAGATGACGCCGAAATTCGGATCATAAGCAGTCGGCTTGATCCAAAAACTGACGGCGATGGGGAGTGCCAACGGGCGCAATGCAGCCGGTGTGCCCCACGTAATTCCCTGGTTGCCCCCATTGAACGAAATGCCTTCGGAGATTTGACCTGCAACCGAATTGGCGCTCGTCATGTTGACCAGCGTTCCGGTGCTGCCATTCCCCGACAGGTCTTGGGTGGTATTCCCAGCGAAATCCGTGGTTGCCGCGTCAAGCGGGAAATAGCCCACCAGCGCATTGTCTTGCGTGACCGGGTCGAATGGCCGTTTCACGTAGCCGCGAGGACCGTAGAGAAACGACTTCAAATTGCCATTGATGACCGTTTCGTCATCGAGATTTTCCGAAAACAGCACGGTTGCGTCGCGATGGGGTCGGTCGACCATCATGACGTCTTCGACGCCATGATTGACGGCAGTATAGAACAGCGACGAAGCTCCAACGGTCAGATTTGCCGAGACGTGCGCCGTCCAGAGATCGCCGCCACGCACGAAGCCCTTGGCGGATGCCTGCGGCCAGTAAAGGTCCACACCTCCGTCAGCCGCTGGCACGACAGCAATAACCCCGAAACGGGAGTTGTTCGTTCCGATCGTGTCCTTCGGATTTGCTCCCGCGCCGGCGGGTGCGGCGACGTGATAAGCCGTGAATGCCGATCCTGTGGCCGGGCCATCCGAAAACGTAATATGCCGCGTTCCAGCTTTATCGATGCCGAGTTGTGGAACGTTGATCGCGTCGGACGTGCTGGCGCTGGTGTAAATGCGATAGTGGGTCTGTGCGCTCGTGAGGCTTACAGGAAGCGAACCGGCCGCAGTGCTGAATGACCCATCGATGTTGCTGACCGACCCGTCAACCGTATTGTAGCGGAAATAATAGACATCGTTCCGATACGTGTCATCGTTGTCGGTGAAGGTTGCGCCGAACTCGATGAAGTTGCCATTCAGAACAAAATTGCCGCTATCGATCCGGTTCGGTGAGCCGAAGTCGATGATATTGGTAGTCGTTCCCCACGTCGCAACGCCATTTGCAAGCGCCGTCGTTTTCGTCAGAGTCAGAAATTCGTGCGTGTCGTCCCGGCAGAAGAAGTACAGTCCTTGGCCGACAGGGATGACCTTGGGATAGGTGCCCAAGGTCGGTGAGTTAGCGTCCTGATCGGTGAATGCGGTCGCGTCATTCGGGCTCGCTGACACGGAGTATTTGAATTGCGTGTTATGCGTCCCGTACATCGCATGGCAATAGCCTTGATAATCAAGCGCCATGCCGCCGTTTTGGTGAACGTCAGCGCCGAGCGGCATTGATCCGAGCGTTATGGGATCTGAATATTCACCAGTTGCATGGTCGTAAGTCAGAACTACGCAAATAGCATCTCCGGCATTGTTTGACGTCGCATTCTGCAAACAAATCCAGGTCTTGTTGCTAACTGGATCATAAAAGGCCGCCGGCACGTTGATTGCGTTAATCGGGAAGTTGCCGCCGCTAAAGTTGAATGCGTCGAAGCCGAGAGCGTTGACGATGCCTGCGCTCACTGCCGCAACGGGAAAGCCGCCGCTATCCACGAAAGTAACGGCAATGCCATACCCGTTGTCAGCCTCGACATATGGCGTTCCGAACTCGGATTCGGTGACGGCAATGCCGCCGCTATCGGCGCGGACGATGGAGATGGCCACTACGCCGACTCCTTGGCTTTGGGCTTTGCCGCCTGTTTGGCTGCCAGCTGCTGCGCGGCTTGCTCATCAGCGTGCGCCCTCAGCGTATCGGTCGAAAGGGTGATCCCAGCCTGGGCGGCCATTTGCGCCTGTCCTTCAGGTGGAAGATCCTTGAATGCAATCGACTCGGATGGGCTGTTCTTTTCCGGAGCAGCTTCGGGCTGCATCGCATCGGCCTTGATACGCTCGACCTCGATATGAGCCTTGAGCAATTGCTGCGCGCCAATATCCATATCCAGCGAGTGCTTTTGCCGCATCTGCGTCATCTGCAAGTCGGTCAGGCGCGTTTTGTTGGCAATCTCGGCGTCGCGAGCGCGCGAGGCGTCCGCTGCTTCCTGCGCTCTGATCTGCCGGGCCTGCTCCTCATTTGCGGCCTTGGTCTGCGCCTCCAGCGTCGTCTTCTGCGCGTTGGCCGTCTTCTCGGCTGCATCGGCTTGGGTTGCCTGCGCATCCGCCTCGGCCTTGACCTGTTCGGGGCTCGGCCCCTTCTGCTGCGCGCCCATCTGCTTCATTTGGTCGGCGAACTCGTCGATCGATCCTTCGAGCTCACGGCCGGCGCGGAACTGGCTCGCAACATATTTCAGCGTGTCGGACATCAGCGGCGCGGCTTGTGGCACCCGTTCCACCAACTGAGCCGCCTGATTGAGGAAGCCGCCGACGGCCGTGATAAACTCGGTCGCGCGCTGCTTCTGCGCGTCCTCGTCCGGCTGGATGGTCGAATCTGTCTCAATGTCGAGCACGAAGGGCCGCAGCCGCTGCGATCGCAGCAGATGCATCACCTTCTCAATGGTCGGCGTCTGCTGCAGCTTGGCAATCTGGGCCTGCGTCTGCTGCGTCAACTGCTCAAGCATTTGGTTGGCCGCCTGCGGATTCTGCTGCAACTGCGCGGCTACCTGCGGATTGGCCTTGGCCTGCTGGATTTGGCCCTGCGCGGCGGCGATAATCTGCTGTTCCTGCTCCTTCAGGTCCGCTTCGGTCGGGATCTCGACCTGGCTCATATCCAAGAGCGTCTTGGCCGAGAAATTTTCCGCCATGATCTCGGCAGCGAGCCGGGCGATATCGCGGGCGATCCGCACCAATTCAGCCTGCCGGTCGCGGATGCGAATTGAGCCATACTGGCTCTTGAGCTGCTGCGCGCCCAAGGTCTCGCTGGCCTCGGTCGAGCCGCGCATGATATCGGAAATGCCGGTGATCTGGTAGACGTCGTCGATCAGCTCCTTGCGGAGTTGCACCAGTTCGGTGATCGTCGTCGCGATCATATCGAGCGGCAGCCAAACAATCATGTCCTTGGCGCCGGCATTGCCGAATGCCGCCCAATTCGAGATTGGGATCATGATCTGGTTGTTGTCGTTGCGCTTGATCGCCGCTTCGATCGCGTCGCCAATCTCGCCGGAGCCGGCCGGATAGAAGCCGCGGACCTTCACCGCCTCGGACAATGCGGCAATGCGCGCGGTGAGCTCGTTGATCTCCTCAAGCTGGTCCTTGTAGAACAGCATATCCGGCACAGGCACCAGAGACCGGCGCTGTACCGTACCATAAGCCGGCCGCGGGCACGGGAAAAAGCCTTCGAGCGTCAGATGCGGCTTGTCCTCGTCGAGCACGACATCAACGCCGGGCGTCACCCAGATGACCTTGTTCTCGCGCTTGTGCCAGATTTCCCAGACGCCGGCCTGCGCCTCACTATCGGCCGCGCCATTGTTCTTGTCGTCCTTTCGGATATTGTATTCCGCCTGCAGATAGGCATCCTTGCTCGTCTTCTCGAAGCGAGCCTTCATCTTGTCCTTGGTCAGCCAAGACCGTTTGGCAACCCAGCCGACGTCTTTCCAGGAGCGCTGCAGCTCATGCAGGAAGTCGCGGCGATCGGTATGCTCGATACATGCCCGCTCGGTCGCATACTCGCCGTCTTTGGTCTCATAGCGCAGCCATGCCACGCCACGGGCCTGGATCACCAGATCATCACGGACCAGCCGCATGACCTGATCAATATCCTCGCACTCGAAGCCGACAATGCACGCGCGCTCGAGTATTTCGGACGCCTGCCGCGGCACCGGGCGCCGATCTTTGAAGCGCGGCACCACGACGGGAACCGGAGGCCGCGAATAGACCGATGGTTTCAGGACCTCAATATTGGCCCAGAAGAGTTGAAATTCACGGTCGCGGGAGATGGCAGCAAGCTTCGTAAGATCAGCATACAGTTTGTCGATCTTGTCGGCCTTGATCTGATAGTCGTCAAACGCCTTTTCCGACTCCTTGATCGCGTCCAGGTACGGCTTACTCGAACGAGGAGGCTCGCCCGAATAGTCGTCCTGGACTTGGTCGGTTGAGTCGTCAGCCATCAAATTGAACCCTCAGAATGCACAATCATGCCCTCAAGCACGCTCTCGATCGCATCTCGCGCTCGGTCAGGATGAACGAAGTGAGAGGCGGCAACCGCTGCGGCAGCGGCAGCACCTGCGCGTAGACGAACGCCACCCTCGTTGAGAATAGCGACCGCCTCTTTGGCTAAGGCGTAATGCTGCTCGAAATATTCTGGATTCCAGTCGAGCACCGGAACTCGGGGTATGAGGTCAACAACGCCTCTGCGACTTCCATGCGTTGCATAGCTGGCAGATCGCCCCATGTAGGCGCTCGAACGCGCGGCCGATTTATACATGAAGACTTTCTCGCGTAGATTAGCGCGTCTCCCGGAGCGGCATTTGCTGAATCCAGCGCCGCAATTCCTCAACCTCGATTATTGTCGCTTTGCCGCTTTTTCTGGCGACTAGCTCGCCATCGCGCAGAGCATTAAAAATCCTTGTCCGCGCCAGACCTGTCAGCGCCGCCGCTCTTACGGGAGTAACAGCAAGCAAGTTCTCCAATTTTTCCACGATAGTCTCCATCGATGCCCGGACAGCCACGCCCGGCGCGATATGCAGGGGGTTCTTACGAACCTCCGGGATCGATGAAGTCGTGAAACTTCATCGCGCTTCATCCCCGTGGCTGCGGGGAATTGCTTCAGATCCTAATCCTTCTGCCGCTCGCCGGCTCAGACGGTGGCGGCGCGAATATCTTGCCCGGTGGGGCGATCGGCGGCGCGGCCGGAACTCGTTTCGGCGGGTTAAGCCCGCAATTGACTGCGAACTCGCCGAATGCATCCGAGCCGTGATCGTTGCCGTCCTTTAGTGGTCCGAGGTACGTTCCAAGATGTTCGTTGAACTTGCGCGAATAGCGCCGCAGCCTCGATAGGCCAAGCATTACGCGCTTGGATTGGTGAAACTCACACGCCGGCAGCAACCGCCGGGTAGCGTTGATACGTTCTTCCGGGTCTTGCGCGACGCCCCGGTGAATGCTGTCGAGAGGCACGCCGAGCCCCACCAGCGTTTCAATCCGCGTCTTTGCGCCGGCGCCCCACTCTCTGTTGCCGATGTCATGCGGCAGGAAATGCCGTTGGTAAGCGTAAGGTTTGGGCCGCCCTATCTCGACCATCTTGGCAATGCGGTCTTGAAGGTCGCGCGTATATTCCGGCAAGCCGTCTGCAAGAATGTCGTCGGCGCCAAGCCCGCTCGACTCGAAATAGTCGATAATCCGAACCCTAACTCCGTCGATGATCTGCAGGAACCAGATCGCCGTGTAGTCATCAACACCAAGATCCCATCCAGTATAAACCGGCAGATCAGGAAGGTGAGGATAAAAACCAACGCGACCTTCACGCTCAGCGGCCGCAATGTGCTTGGCGTAATAGGCAGCCTCGGTGATGATCTCATAGCCGCCACCCCAGACGTGTTCCGCCATCTCGGGGTCGTTGGCGTAGTCCTGATCCTTTTCGTCAACGAGGACTTGGGGAAACCAAGGGTTATCGTACCAATTTACCGGGCAGACTATCGAGCCTGTCGGCTTAGCGCCCCCACGAAAGAACTTGTCGACCGCGTCAGTGTCATGGCGCGGATTCCAGCTAAACCAAATCTCCGAGCCGTCCTTGCGGATGGTCGGGCGCAGCAACCGCAGAGACTTCTCCGAAAACGTCTGGGCTTCCTCAACCCAGGCAATGTCGAAATCCTCCAGCGACTTGATATTCTCGGCGTTGTAGGTCTGCATTCCCTTGAAGACGATCAGCGAGCCGTTGCGGCCTCTGATCTCGCCTTCCTTGGGGTCGAAGAAACTGCCGAGCCCGAGAGCCTGGATCTTGTCAATCAGGAGTTGGCGAACCGACTCCCGGATCGTGTTCTGCACTTCGCGGATGCACACCGCGCGGGTTTTTGCCGCGAAGCATCGCAACACGAGCTGCTCAGCGAAGAAATGCGACTTGGCCCCGCCGCGGCCGCCATATGCGGCCTTGTAACGCGCCGGCTGGAGTAACGGGGCAAGCGCCTCTGGGACCTCAACCTTTAGGACGGATGACATTGAT